TAGCCAGAGAACAACCACAAATCTTTTTGGTAAGTACGGCCGGGGACAGTAGCTCTGATCTCATGCAGCAAAACCGGCAAAGAGCCCTCGACCGACTCGACGATGACGAACCAGGTAGCGTCCTACTTTTGGAGTGGTCCGCACCCGCCGAAGCAGACCCCTCGCTCGTAAGTACCTGGAAGTGGGGCAGTCCCGAGTGGAGCGAGAAGCGCGAAAACTTCCTAGCCGAACAATGGGACAGAATCGAGGAGTCAGCATTTAGGCGCCAGTATTGCAATCAGTGGGTAATTCGATCCGACCATTGGCTACAAGACAAGTGGTGGAATGGCACCCTGGACCCGGAGGCATTACTAGACCAGGGTGCCGTTTGGAGTGTAGCGGTAGAAACAGACTTTGACGGTATGGGCCACGCCGTAGCAATAGCCGCGCCAAACTCCGACGGCCATATCGTTATTAGGGTCACTACTCACCGAACTATAGCCGAGGTCGATAAGCAGCTAGAAAAGATACGGGCCGAGCACCCCTCAATCTATGTCCAGGTTACGCCGGGTTACGTTGATCGGTTACAGCAAAAGTTTGACGCCCTGGTCGGCCAGCGTGAAGCAGTCAGCGCCACACAAGTACTACAGGATCTATTTAGCCGGCAAATGATTAGGCATGACGGATCCCAAGTGCTCCAGGAACATTTTGCTAACTCTAAAATATCTATGAGGCAAGGCGGTTGGGTGCTTACGGCCCCAATGGGCAGGAGCGGAATTTACGCAGCTCGGGCGGTCCTCTTCGCAGTTAGCCAGGCAGCAAAAGCGCCGCGAAGTGTGGCAACAATTTATACAAGCAAGTACCGACGTCGGACAGGATAGCGACACGCCGACACGCTTAAAGCATGCAAATACAGATCTACACGGCGATGTCGTGCTATACGCCTAGTATTTGGGCATGGTGTTCCCCCGAGCCCTAGCGGTCGTGCGTGCTCAAGAGGCTATATCCCAGTCTATGGACGCAAGTCCCGCAGGCACGCACGTCCGTGAATCAGCCGGGCTATACGCACTACTTACCAACCAGCTAGCCGTCAGGACCAATCGCACGACCGCTATGCAAATACCTGCATTTGTGGACGCCCTAAAAACTTACACTCACACAATCAGCGCATTTGCACTACGGGAGTACCGCTACGACGAGCCAGTAGTTATTCGCCCGTTTCTCCAAATGCCCTCCAAGATCTACCCGTACGCCTCAGTAATCCAGCGGACACTCTCAGATTTACTCATGTACGACCGGGCCTACTGGCTCGTTACCGAGCGCACTTTCGACGGGTTCCCGTCCAGTATCGAGGTAATGCGCGTCGAGGACGTAATCGACACCCCACCCGTATACGTCGGGATCCAAGAAAACTACCAGCCACCCGCCGACCCTTTCTACTATTTAGCCAGGCAAGTACCGACCCGCGACGTTATTAAATTCTACGGATCCGGCGAAGGTGGTTGGCTAGCAAACGGAGCTACAGCAATATCGACAGCTGCAGCTCTTGAAGCCGCTACCCTCATGTACAGCTCGACGCCTATCCCGACAGTAGCGTTAAAAAACTCCGGGCCAGACCTACCCGCCGCACAAGTCGAGGCATTACTAGCAGCCTGGGAGGAAGCCCGAGAAAACCGGGGAACCGCCTACCTTAACAATACAATCGACGCTCAGGTTATGGGATTTAGCGCCAGAGATGTACAGCTCGTTGAGGCCAAGAATTTAGCCGCAATCGGGATTGCTCGCCTGGCAAATTTGGATCCCGTTTGGGTCGGCGCCGGTGTACCAGGTACCAGCCTCGTTTACTCAAACCGCGTAGACCTTTACAGAAACCTGCTCGACATATCGTTGCGCCCAATAATGCACCTATTTGAGCAGCGGCTATCTATGCCCGACGTGACGCCACGAGGCCGAACAATTAAATTTGATACGACCGCATTCCTACGCGCCAACCCAACCGAAACCGCAGACCTCATCACCAAACTGCTTCCCCTCGGCGTACTCACCGAGGACGAAGCCAAAATGTTGCTCGACCTGCCAACTTTGGGAGTGTTTAGCATGACACCAGGAGTAATCTAATGAAGCAACTTAACACAGAATCAACCGTTGTATTTCAAGAGCGCGAAGATAGCCAGGGCGATGTAATCGGTTCAGGTATGGGTATGGCCGTCCCCTACAACGTCGAGACAATAATCGGCGGAGTACGGGAATCATTTGCGCCCGGATCATTTGACTTAGACAACGTAATCGGTAAGCCACTTGCCTACCGGCACGGTGAACCCGTAGGAATCATAACCGGCGCAGAGAATCGCGAGGACGGCCTATACATTGACTTTGATATAGTCGATACGTCCCTAGGCAGAGATGCGGCAGTACTTGCCAGGACAAACACGATTAAAGGTTTATCCGTTGGCTTTAATCCAATTAAATCCGTGATGAGTAAAGCTAGAGACGCAATTACACACACAGCGGCCAACCTGCTAGAGGTCAGCCTCACCCCCTACCCTGCCTACTCTACAGCTGGAGTGAGCAGTATCCGAGAAGAACCCGAAGAAGAAGAAGGAGAAACAATGTCCGAAACCATGGACACCGAGGCCGTGGTCTCGGTAGACACAGAAGCACGCGAAGCCGTCAAAAGCCTACGCGAAGAAGTAGGAAACATTCACGCCCGAGTATTTACCAGCGAAGCAACCGAGCACCCACTCGCCCAGTACCGCACGTTCGGCGAATACTCGAAAGCGGTTTACAACGGCGAAGTAGAATCACGCGCCCTAGCAGACCAGATCACCGCCAACAATCCGGGGGTAATGCCGCCAAATTTCTTACAAGAAGTACGCGGAATAATTGACCTTGGACGTCGAGTTATTCAAGGTGTTGGCGGACCACAAGGCGCCGGGACCGCTGGAATGGACATTAACTGGCCTTATTTTGACGGAAACCTAAACACGATTGTAGAATCGCAAGCCAACGAAAAGGGCGAAGTTAATTCAGTCCAGATTGACCTTGAAAAGGGCACAGCAACACTTGCCACTTACGCGGCCGGATCCGACATTTCATACCAGCTGCTTGAGCGCTCAAGCCCAAGCTACCTAGACGCACACAACCGCATCATGCTTGCGTCATATGCAGCAGTCACGGACCGCAAGTTTACCGCCGATCTTTGGGACGACGGTACAGGACTCCAGGACTACGATTTTGCGGCAGACACGACTGGTTCAGCATTCAGAGAAGCAATCTTTGAGGCCTCGGTAACCTGCGAGGACGCGACAGGCGTACCCGCGTCAGCCGTGTTTGTATCTACGGCCGTATTCGTTGCAATCGGTGGGTGGAGCACATTCCAGCCAGAGCCATACACAGTCCAAAACGTGTCCGGTGTGGCAACCGCTAGCACCCTACGCGTAAACGTTTCTGGCCTACCCGTAATTCGGGCCAAGTACCTAGACACAAACAACGCATACAACGCAATCGTAACTAACGGTCAAGCTGCACGGTGGCTTGAGGACGGCCCACGCCTAGCAACCGCCGAGAACGTGGCCAAGCTCGGACGCGATATCAGTATTTATGGATATGGCGTTACTGCCGCGTTCCTACCTGCCGGAATCGTCCGAGTAACAAACGTCTAAGTAGAAAAGGTAGCCGATTAGCATGGCACTCGTCACAGGCGAACAACTCGCCGAAAACCTAGACATCGAGTACGATGGCGCAGCCGTCGCAACACTCGACCAGGTTGCCGACGCCGCTAGCCTGCTAATCGGCTACCTAATTACCGAGACCGCCCTAGACGATGAGCCCTCACCCTGTAAAGAGGCCGCCATGTCGGTAGCCGTTGAGATGTTTCAAGCCCGGTCAAGCGCCGGGGGCGAAGCCGTATCTATGGACTTCACGCCTGGGCCTTACCGCTTATCGGTCTGGCTCACTCGTCGAGTAATGGGCGTACTTGCACCATACCTTGATATGAAAGGCCTAGTGGGGTGAGTCTTGCCACGGAAAGCCGCGAAACAATAATCGCAGCTCTCACAGGTCACGGGTACAAGGTCTACGACACAGTACCCGCAACACCCATAACCCCGTCAGTAGTGTGCGTACCTGACTCGCCCTGGATCCGTCCTAGCCGTTTAGGATCTAATCTTAACTACGAGATCAGGTGGCGGATCTTAATAAACATTAACGCTAGGGTAAATGAGTCAGCCACAAAATCCACCGAGGACGCCATAGATGCTCTACTCGTAGAGTTACCTAACACAGTCCTAGTGGACGTAATAAACGCCCCACAGCTGCTAAGCCTAGGAGCCCAGGGCACCGTACTATCTACCGAAA